CGTATATCAAATAGAGAATTCCCAGTCTTAAAAACAGTACGGGAAAAGCCCTTATAAATCGTGATGCGGGGACTGCTGTAATGTCCCACAGCTAGATACGTCCCCGTTGGGTCAAAGGCACAGCCATAACCAGTGTTAGTGGGCAGGGTGGCGGGATTGGCTAGCTTGGTAAATGTATCACCGCTTCGCTTATAGATCGTGATGTAAGGACTGCTGCTATGTGCCACAGCTAGATACGTTCCTGTCGGGTCAAAGGCACAGCTCCGACCATTGCCAGTGGGCAAAGTGGTGGGATCGGCTAGCTTGGTAAATGTACCACCACTCCGCTTGTATATTGTGATACGGGGGCTTGTGACGTGCACAACAGCCAAATAAGCCCCATCAGGACTGAACGCCGCACCGTAGCCATTGCCGGTAGGTAGACTGCTGGGATCGCTAAGTTTGGTGAAGGCGTCTTCCTCCTCCTCCAGCTCCAGACCATCTTCCCCTACCACTACGCCGTCCAGTTCGCCTATGGCGAAGTCCTCGCCGGATTCGGTAAGTGCCACATCTTCTCCAGAAAGAAATTCCACATTATCAAACGTCCCGGCATCAAAATCCTCTTCCGTTTCATCCTTGTGTTCTATGTCTTCTCCCGCTTTTGCCAGGCTAATAGTGCCATCAGGATTTACAACAATATTGTCCTTCTCCCCGGTGTCCCATTCTTCTTCAGTATCTATTTTAAGTTCAACGTCCTCAGGATCTTCTTCGTTTACCACAGAGTTGGGCTTTTTCGTGATGCTGGCCGATCCCGCTATAGTCCCCTGCTCGAACTCGTCCTGGTTCTCGAAAACGTCCATTATATGAGGGTTGTCCTCGTAAAGTTTTGTCCCTGCGCTAATAAGCAGCCTGGAAGTGCCATCCGATTTATAATAAGTTCCTATGCCAGTCACAGGTTCGTTGCCGATCTGCTCCGAATACCTGTCCCTGCTCCCCATCCTGGGGAAAAGTGTTCCTTTCTCGTCCAGGGAAGCATTTTCCAAAAGAGGGCTTTCATTGTCTTTCAGCAAAACAGGGTTTACGGCATTATTCATTCCGCCGCTCCAGTCAAATAAGCGCTCGTATTGGATCTCACCGATTCTTGGAGTTTTTTTAGATCTGGCCATAAACCGTCCCTCCTTACCAGTTCGGCAGTTGCTGGAAAGGTTCCTGATAATTCTGCGTTTCTGTTACCAGCCATCTCCTGCTCTGCTTGTAATAGTCCTCTTCCCACAACTGCATACGGGGATCATTATCTTCAGCATAAGCCCTGAATACAGCAAAGGAAACAAGAACATCTTCAGAAAACTTAAAAAATGGTAAATCTTCATCTATTTCCATATCAGGCGGTCTTTGATAATAGACAATATAAATAGTCCTATCAATTACAGGAATGGGCCGTATTTCAAATTTTTCGTTCTGCATGTAAAAATACCTGGGATCTCCTACCGTGGTATCATCTAAAGGTATATTTGACATACCAGGCTTAATCTCACGTTTATAAGGCGCATCAAGCCAATACAAACCCTTAATCATCAGAAAATCATCAGGCCGAACTATACTTCCTTCTCCTGCCGGTAATGTAATTTCAACAGTTTTAGTTCTTTCAGCCAGAATAGCAAGATTCTCCTGTCCTCTGTTCAAATATCCTTTGATCTGTTCGTCTGTCCACCGTGCCGGTATGGGTTCTTTTAAAATATCCCTAACCCTCTCTACCATCTTTTTCAATGTCTCTGGCATAGGCTTCAACCTCCATCATCAGCAGGTCAACAACCCTTTCCACTTTCTGAACTGCAAGAGGAAAATCATCGTTAAACTCAACATAAATACGATAACGGCTTAATTCCTGTTGCCCTTTTTCGGAATTAAAATAGTCAATAAGTTCCTGCCTAGTCAAAACTAAAGCTCTTTGCGCATTTTCCCTAATACCGTTTTTCTCGGCTATCTGAAATAACTCTACCCTGTTCACCTCAACCACCTTTACTTTGTATAGTAAACAACATACAGCTTGCCTGCCGCTAAATTATTAGCAGAAACTTCTACAGTTACTGCTTCGCCTTTATTGCCTACAAGGGGAACAGCCTGGAACTGCCGCACCTTATCCGTGCCTACTGTAAAGGTTTCAGTCCATACCACGGTACTTCCCATCTTAATTACCAAGGCCGTATTACCACCTGTTCCGGTTGTGCCGGTAAGGACAATAGAACCAATATAATGCTTTTTATTATCTACACCATTTATACTTACAGTAAGCTTATTGTTTATAGGGGTTTCTGCTTTAACAACACCAAAAGTTTTATCAATATCGTTTAACACTTCAGTAGGAGTATAATAAGCCACTCTACGCACCCCCTGGTTAAAAAAAGTAAGCCCGGCATTAACCGGGCCATAAATTAAGCAACTATTGCTTTGCTATAAAACGGGAAAAGCAATACTTTCCCTGCTGTCGCGCTTTTTGCCGTAACTACCCCTACATACTGGACGCTTTGCCCAGCAGTTGAAGAGGCAGTATTAGTCCAACCTCCAGCTATAGTAGATAAATAAACAGGAGTGCCAACATCATAGTTAGCATTTTGATTAGTTAGCTCATGCATCCCTCTAACTATTCCTATTGCACCATTAGCAATAGCCTCGGGAGCAACAAAATGAGCGCACTTACCAGCAGCAGTACTAGCATCCGCTTTAGCCTTTTTTACTATAAATATTTTATTTGCAGCATCCCAGCCGGATATATAAACAAGATTACCTGCAGTAATTGCCTCACCAGCTTTAACTTTAAGCGAAGGGTTAAAACTACCTACCGAATCAATAACCTCTATATTACTTTCTCTAGTTCCTACGCGGAAACCCTCTCCAGCGCAAATATACGCCTTTGGATGATGTACTCCCGACATTTAATCTTACCTCCTTGTTTCAGGCAAGGGACGGCCTGGAGGCAAGACCACCCTAAGAGGGCGCCCCTTGCCCTGGTTTATTTATTAGTTTTGCTGGATACATCCATAAACGAATGTAGGATCGTCCCAGCCATATGAGAACCTGTTGACTACTTTATAGCGCGCTACTTCTGTATCGAAGTTCTCCCTATCCTGCTCAAGCTTGGCTACCCTGCGGTCAAACCAGTTAAGAAAATCCTTCATCCTCTCCCGGTCAACCAAAAACCAGGCATTGGGATTAGTCAGGAAGGGCCACTCAATTACATCTAAAGCTCCGCGCCAAATGTTAACATTGTTATCGCTGGTATCCGGCTCTTTATCGCTATCGGCAATAACAAGGGCCGGTTTTCTCAGCCTTGGAGGGACTATTAAGGTATCAGGGTTAATAGCCAGCAAGTTACCTTTGTCGTCCTTCCACTCCATCATCTCGTTACGAACTCTTTCCACGTTATCAGCAGTCAGCTTCAAGTTAGTGTTGCAATTGCTGTAAGTGGCACTGTTCGTAGGGCTTAACGAATGATCGGTAGCGCAAAGAGATTTCCCATCAGGGCCTTTGATATTGTTGTTGAAAGCATTGTTAAAGGTATAAGCGGCATGATACTGGCGCGTATAATAGACAGAACGCAAGAGCATCCTAACCCGCTTTTTGATTTCGTTATAAACCTCGTCCTCTACCAATTCGCGCTCAATCTCAAGCCCTAAAGATCTCTTCTTATGCCTGTATGTGGCTATAAACCCTTTAGAAAAACTTTCATAATAAACTTGACGGCCTGTTTCGTCCCAGTCCCTCATCAGACCCAAGGAACCGATCCCCATATGCTGTTCAAACTGCCGCTTAGAAGTCTGAACATTATAGATTACAGGAACATAGTCTTTGAGCTTCTTCTTATGCTTATCGAAAATGCGCCGCAAAATAGGCAGCATTAGTTCTGCCCAGTTTTCAGAAAGTAACATTTAACTTCACCTCGCTCATTTTGTAAATAAAAAAGCCACACCTTACGCAAAAGCGTGGCAAGTTCTGCGAATCATTACATCCATTGTTAAGTCTTCAGGATTTAACCCCACACATACCAAAGGACCTACCTTACCATTAGAAGAAATAACGCTAGCATCACCGTCAACACTCAAATGGTCTTTCAGCACAATACCGCTCTGGCCAACATTGATTACGTCATTTGCCATCCCACCAGCACCAAATACAATAAACTTAGTAGTTGTATCGCATTGTGCCGGGAAAGGATGTGTAACTGTCCAGGTTCCAGTACCATCAGAGTTGGCATAAGCGGAGACGGTCCTTATTGCACCTTTGTTTTTCCCTTCATAGATATAGAGCATAGCCCCACGAAAAGCATTAGCAGTAGTTATAGAGGCTTCTGCTGCCGTTACCGTCGTACCGTCAGCAGCACCACCTGTAGCGGTATAATCACGGTTTTCCATATCGGCAATGCTTACCGTGTAAACAAGGTCAGGGTTATCGTAAACTAAACCCTTTTTCAGCCCAGTTGAAGGGTTATCCGCAGACGTGATTTCTTCAGCCATTATACCTAATATTCCAGAAACAGAAGAAGACGTTGCTAGCGCCACCTTGTTGTTGGTCAGCACCACCATAGATCCCTTGGGAAAAGCAGCACCTGGAGTTAATTCATAGGGTGCAGGGTTGGGAGCAAAGCCCATCTTATGATAAGCTAGCTCAAAACCCTCAGTAATTCTTCTAGGAATAAACATCTAACTTCACCTCACACATTCAAAAATTAAAAAACCTCTTAAATTAGGAGTTTTATCTACGCTTGCCTCTTCTTTCGCGGGCAATTTTCGCTTGTTCTACCTTTACCTCTTTAGGACTTATCCCAAACCTAGCAGCCATACTTCTAGTGAAGGGATCAAGCCCTTCATCAGCAGCAGACCTGCCGCTATAAGAACCCTGCTCAACCTTGACCTTACTTTGCTTCTCTAGGTTGGCAAGAGTTCTGTTTACTGCTCCGCTCTTGATGTCATTTAACAACTCTCCACTTCTAATTTTCTGGCCTAAGATGTAGTTGGCAGCAGTTTCAAAAGAACACTCTTTACCGTTTTGAGAAAAAGCGTCTATCTCCGCTTCGTACTTTTTAACCAGCGGATCATTGGCAAACCTGGCTTTGTCCTGGAAATAGTTAAACTGATTTTGCATCATCTCTATCTGCTGCTCACTCATTCTGGCTCTTTGAATAAGTTCTTTGTTTTGTCTGCTAGCCCGAACGTGTGCCGTTGCATCTTCCTCGTCCCAGCCTTTTTCCTCCACCAATTTATTAACTTCTTCTTTTTCCTGCTGCTCGCGGATATAATCTGCTATTTGCGACAATGACATGCCGGTCATATCCTCAAGCTGCTTGGCGGCTACGCGGCTGGGATCACGAAGAAAACGCTCATAAACGATCCGCTCTACATCGGCCTTGGTAAACAGCTTTTCATCCCTTTGTTCTTCCGGCTTTTGCTCTGTTTTTTCTTCTGTTTCAGCTTCTTTTTCATCTTCTT